TTCCAGAAATATCCACGTTATCACTTGAAGTGATACTTGCTGCGATTAGGGGTCCGGAGACCGTGAGGTTCGAGGTCTCGACGTTGGACGCACTTAGGGTTCCTCCTATGAAGGCGTCGTTGGTGACGGTATTGAGATTGGTGATCGTTAAGTTGGAGGTCTGAATGTTGGACGCACTTAGAGTGCCAAGAACTTCATGAGAATTTGTGACCGTGAGGTTCGAGGACTGAATGTTGGACGCACTTAGGGTTCCTGTGATATTCGCAGGTCCACCTACGACCAAGTTGGCCGTGGCTTCGATGTTGGAGACCGAGATGGTTCCTCCTGACAAACGATTGCTAACATTCAAGTTGGACGTAGCGACGTTAGTTGACGAGATGGTTACACCTTGAACAAACCCCGAAGTTGTCAGTGCGCCGACCGTAATTGTATCCGTGGTAATGGCACCACGAGATGTGACCGACTGGAGTGTATCGGTAGTTTGAACATTACTTAATATACCACCATCTCCGTCAAAGATTGTAGCAGACACGGAACCATCTACCACTGCATTCCCAGTGATGGTTGCATCTCCCACAACGGTCAGTTCCGTGATTGTGTCTGCCACCAGTTTAGATGTTGACAATGTTGCGGCAAACACTGTTCCGGTGGTTGTCAATCCTGTCGTGGTGATGGTTCCCGTCTTTGGGTCTGATGTGAGTTCTTTGTTTGATGTAATATTGAAGTTTCCGTCGCTCAACTGGACGGTACCCTTCTTTCCTGAAGCCGATACACTTCCTCTGCCTTCTAGCGAGTTGTCGATGGAACTCATTACTACTAATTAAAGACATAAAAACATAATCATTTATTAACGATGGACCAGTTTGATCCTCAAAATGAAAAACATGTTCAGTGGCTCAAGGTCTCTTTTGAGAAGATGGAGTTTTACACTTCACCCGATTCTCAAAAGGACGGCAAGGAGTTTGTCCGTTACGTAAACTCTAATCCATTTGGGTTAACTATTAACGCCAGTAACGTCATGGATTGGCCGATGATCCACTCGATGATCGCGACCAAGTACGCAAAGGCGGTGCTCACTGGTCGAGCCTGGCTACCCTGATTTCGTAGCCAGGAAACGTGTGACCGACCTCTGAAAGGAAATTTTCCATGATTTTAGTTCCTTGGTTTGACATAAAATCAACGTAGATCATTTGTTCCTTGTGATCTACCTTGATGGGTATTCCAATACTTCGCAATCCATCATAGTGGAATGGGTTCACTGGTACTTCAATGGTGGTTTTCTCCATAGTTAGTCTAGAATGCCACATTAGTTTTAACCCTGTATCCTTTGTAAATCTTCTTTGCCTTCTTGACACATTCATCATGTACATCCCCAATGAAATATCTGGACATCGTGACGATCACCATCTTGTCGGTGTCATCCACCTGGACTTTGAAGTCAATATTCTTAATTCCCTCGAAATCTAGGGGCGAAACTTCCATGGCGAACGTCTCGTGTCTCATACTTAAAAATATAATGACTTTTATTTTTAAATGCTCTACTACAGTTGCTCGTTTAGAAACGTGTCGCCGTATATGTTCAATAAGCGCACGGAACTAAAGAGACCCACCAAAAAGATGATTGAAAATCCTCACAAGTACGTCCACGACTGGATGGAGCACGAGGAGATCTATTCTCGTCTTCACGACCAAAAGGTTCGTGAACAAGAGAACAAACTGGATGCCATGGAGTTATTCTGTAAGGAAGAACCTCATGCTCTAGAATGTAGGATTTATGATGTTTAACGTTGTGCCAGGGACAGGGCAAACGGATTGTTGTCCAACTGCTTGACCGCGAGTCCCAGATTGTTCGTTCTGAAATCTGCATTTCCCTTGTAGGCATTGTTGTTCTGCTTCCAAGTGATATCGTAATTCTGACCAATGTACTGGTTTCCGGTACCGCCCTCGATAACGGTCGATGCGCTATCGCGGGTCTTGGTGGTGGCACCCTGAGCCTGCGTGGCGGAACCGCGGACGTTCATGCGACCACCCGGTGGTGTGTATCCCTTGTTGCCGCGATCGGCGGGACGCAGAAGGATGGTATTTTGGGTGTTCTGGTAGGCACCTTCGAACGAGTGGATTCCGGGAGCAGCCACGTCGTTGGTTCGCGCCACAAAGTTTGCCTTGTTGCGCGTAGGAGTGTCCTGGCTGGTCTGTGCGGGAATAAACCTCTTGGCCGTTCCAAACTCGAGACCGTCCATCCGGGTCGAGGTCTCTGAGCGAATCGTGGGTCGCTGTGTCTTCACATATTGTTCGCGTTCACGCTGTCCGGTGAGCATTCCACCCTGTCCCTGAGCACGTCCACGTTCCAAGGGACGCTTGCCCTCGGCGCCCAAAAGTTGATAGGTCTTCTGAGGACGATTCTGTGTCACGGTCATTCGTTCATCGCCGCGACCTACGAAGCTCTTGGCGGGACCAGACCTGCCCGGAAGCGTGGTGAGTCGGTACGCACCGACGTTATTGGGCATCACGCGGAACTGTTGCTGATAGCCTCCATAGGCAGGCACGTTGGCGGGAACTCCCAGACCGGGACCAACGAATCTACGCTCGGCGGACGAAAGATTGTTCATGCGACTGGATACATTCTGACGATCGTAGAGGTTGTAGACGGGCTGACCAAACGGAAATTGTGCGTTGGGTGCAGTATCCTGAAGGTTTGTCACAACTTCCTTCTTGGGATTGATGATTCCACCCATCGGATTGTTCGGATTGAATGTACCAGTGAATAGGTCGGTCACAGCAGTCAATTCCTGGGTGGGTGTATTGATATTGTTGCCAAAAAATGGCATCTGTTGTGTTTCGCGGTTGGGCAAGGGCGACGGAGTAAAACCTTCTTTGCGATCACTGCTGGCGATTTGACGACCCGCCACAGCAATCCCTAACAAGGCCACAAGACTCAATGGGTCCATATTAAAACTAGAGAAGATTTAAAAATTACTTATACCTGCGGTCAAAAAGAACGTTCTGGACATCCGCGCGACTGCTCGACGGATCCCATGACCGGGTTCGGAGAGGCACCGAGCAGGACATGTCCTTGGAAGGGAAGTCGTAAGACCGACCCTGGTAACCCTTCTTGAAGAATGTGGTGGACTGAGGTCGGAGCATGTCCTCGACCATAATGAGGTTTCCAGGAGCACCCTTGCCCGCCATGTAGGGGGCGGTACCGTAGATGGGTGTCGAAGCGCGTCCCGAACCTGCATAGTTGAGGTTGCTGACCACGGGAGGCGCCATCACGTGATCGTATGCACAGTTCACAGGCAGACTCTCTGCGTCCAAAAGGACACTTGATGTGTTAAGCTGATAAGCCATATTACTATCACCAGAGATTTTAACTAGTGGTGCCACCGAAAGTTCCTCTGAGTTGCTGAAGTTCAGGCATTCTGGACTGTCCGAACATTGAGGCGTCGTTGGGGTAGCACGCCTGAGTTTCGTCCCTACAGACCTTGTTCATCATGGGACCGTAGGCGGATCGAAGGAATGCGCTCTGATCGTTGGGGATGGTCGTGGATGGCATGCTATAAAAGGAACGGAACGCCTGGTTGCGACTCGAATAGACATCTGCCTGATCTGTTGGTGTATTCTCGTTTAGGAACTTCTTGACCTTGTCCTTTACGGTCGGGTAGTAGCAAGCGGCCGGGCGCTTTGGATTGTCCACATAGTCTGATATGAGCACGTTGGCCATGGGATTATCCTTGGTAGGTTGTTCACATGTCTGACCTGGCATCATTAGATTAAAACGAGACCCTTCCTCTTCGAACGAAGCGGGTCGCATGCCTTCCTTGATGCCTCCCGCCAGAAGCATAGAAGCCATGACCATGATAACCGTGAGACCCAGATAAATAACCCTGATGTCGCGATTGATGACGTAAAGAATCGCCATGGTGTAGAGGATGAACCTCGTGGCGGCATTGAGCCTCTCCACTGGATTCTGCTTAGCCAAAGGCCAAAAGATCAGCACCTTATTCTTGGCAAACAGGTGCGATGGATTTCTAAACCACGGTTGTTCCATTCTTATTTATTGACTAGTTATTTTTTTCACTGAGGTGACTGAAAAATATTGCCCAGGTTTCCCATGAGCGGACCGAGCATGTCCATGATCTTGGACTCGTCGAGACCTCCCTGACCGTCACCAAAATGTTCCTCTACCTTTGATGTCATCTCCTGTATCATCTCAGGCTTCAATAGATTTCCAAGAAGACCGGCAAGGGGATTTTCCTCGCCACCGTCGTCTCCTTCCTGGGGTGCAAACAACTGATTAATTTTCTCGGGCGAAAAGTCCATGTTAGTCTCGCGAGACTCCTCGATCTCCTCTTCACTTACATTGTTTCCAAGAACATAGAGACCCTGAACGTATTGCCAAATCGCCGCCCGACTCGCGTCCGAAAGTTCAGATTTCCACATAGACTCCAGATCCAGGGTCTTGAGAATTCCGTAACTCCGAGAAAGCTCTTCAAAAATTTGTTCATCCTGATTGCGAATGAGATCCTCATGGGGCTTCACATTCTTTATGAACGTTTCCAGACAAACACCAGGATCCTTCTTGATCAGCATGTTGACCGTATTCCTGTAAGTCTTCACAATGGTGTTCTCTGGGAACGTGTGAGCCAACTCGTCAACAAACTGCAATAGAAGTTCGTTAAATGTATCTACGCTGGCCATTTCGTACTATTTAAAATGAGTAAAATCTTTAACTAAATACCGCGACTAACTTCTGGGAAGGGAGTTTCATAAATCTCTTCGCGCTGCGAGATGCCAAGATAGACGATGACACCGACAAGGATAGCATTAAGGATGGCTGGTTTTATCATGTCCGCATTCCTTGGGGGTTCCTCGCGGTTGAGACGAGCCACCAGTTGAACGTAAGCCATTGTGACTACCGCACCAACCAAAGCAGCAATCAAAGGATTTTTAAGTGAATCACTTATCATTATTACATAAAGTATATTTTAGTATGTTTAACGGCTCGCACTTGGGTTGATAGAAAAGTCTTCTTCTTCTTCTTCTGATGGCAACATGGGTGATCTATTTGCGATCTTGTCAGTAAAAGTAAAACTCTTTGTTTCGTTCTCCTGAGATGGTTCTTCTGATTCCATTTCGGGTACCTCTTCTGTCGCCTGTTCAGTTTCTTCAAGTGTTTCGCCTTCACCTGGAAACATACTGGTCTCCTCTTCCATAGTTTCGGGCTCTGGCTCTGGCTCCGGCTCTGGCTCTGGCTCTGGCTCGATATTCTCGCCGTTCATGACATCCACGGCATTCTTGTTAAGGTAGGTCTTCAGGATCTGATTTATTGGAAGCATCTCCTTGACAGTCTCCTCGACAACTCCATCCATCCGCTTGATAAGATCCTTGCGACGGTCGGTCCTGCTCACGACCTCCTGATAGATATAGGGGTCTTCGTAGATCCGCTTAGCAACATTAGTATAGACACCCAATACGAAAACATCGTTGCTAGGAATCTTGAGCGACACCTTGCGTGAATCCTTGGAAAGGCGAACCGAAGAAATGATCTTGACCGTGGCGACAAAGACAGCTGCTGTCATCTCATCAAGACATCCACCGCATCTGTCTACACACTTACCCACTTCGGTATCTATCTGATAGTTGTTCCACTGTGGGATCTTGGCAAGTTTCTCCTGAAACATTTTGAGCGTGTTGCGTCCCTGTGTCTCCACCTTGGATTCGGCGTACAGTGAATCCATACAATCCAGTGCACTCGGGAGAATGGTGGACGCAAGCTGATTTAGGAGCTCCTTCTTAGCTTCTACGAGAACGTTAAGGTTATTGTCCATAGTTAATGATAAAATGTATTTAAATCAGCGATATTTGTCCGCGGCTTTTTTCAGGTTTGCCAGGGACGCAAATTCGTTCTCAGGTTCCTTTGGTTTTGCCTTGGGCTTTGTTCTTGGATACCATGAAACAAACAACTGACCATTCTCATAAAGTTGCGTGAAGAAACCTCCATTTGAAAACTGTCTCTCCACATATTGTGTGGCCTTATTCACGTCGAACGTGGGAAATCCTATAAGGAACGAAGGTACTTGAATCCAAGTTTCGTGCAGACCGAGATCGGCGACCTGTCTCACCTTGGCACTGGCGCGTTCGTAAAGTTCCGTATAGAGTTTCTTTTTTAGCTCTCGTTTGCGATGGTCGATCTGTTGAACTTCGTCCACCCTCAAGGGCATTTCTACTAATCTTTTATTTTTTACTAATTCGCATTTTACGTATCCTCATCTGGATTTTTGGCGAGCCATTTGTTCGAGGCAGCAACGGTCTTAGAATACCTCATATCTTCACCTTCACCCCACTTTTTCTTAATAGCCATGTCCACGAGAGAAAGGGCACTCTTGTTCGGGATGTTGGCGTTGGCAATGGTGTTGTAGGGCATCCATTCACCCACCTGAAGTTTATCCCCGAAAGCCTTAATCGGTTCGCCGTCCTTGAGGGGCTGACTGGTGATACCCTGGATCTTGATTCCATCATTATCACCGATAGCAATCACGTCCACTTCAGTTCCGTAGAATCTCTCGGTCTCCAAGAGGATGAAGCGACATCGGTAAGTAGCAGGAACATTGTCAGGTACGGTGCCATAAGTTTGATCACGTTTGAGTTGGTCAAGATAATTGATAAGAGAGGTTCTAGTAGTAATCTGACCCGCATCTTCGGCATCCGGCGTTTCGATAACGTTTTTTCCTCGCGCCTCTAGATAATCAACGTAAGCATTATAAACATCCGGGCGATTTGTTCTGAGTTGTTTGATCTTGTCGGGGGAATCAAATACCTGAATAAACACGGTCTCGATCGGGAACATCTTGAGACCCTTGGTGTCGAAGATTTCCTGTACGGTGGCGTCAACGATTTTCTTGATCATCTGTGCCTTGATGGCAACGTCTTCTACGGGATTTCCCGTAATCTCGAGGTTTCCCTCTGTAATCACCCCAGACACCTCGGGACGAAACCCAGCAAATCCACGATCCCATTTGAGACCTTCGCGGTTCATCAGGAAATACCCAGCAATTGCGACTGCCAGCACGATGAGAATTATAGTCTGCATACGCATCTTATATTATGGTGCGAAATTATATCGCCTGATAAATTCATCAACACTTTTAAAGAAGCATGTTTGCGATCATGCTGTACAGTCCACGGTGTCAACATTGCCTTGAGATTTTCAAATTGTTAGATCAGTGTCCCATTAAGGAACAAATCAAGTATCAAAATATTCACGAAGAACCAATCCCGGAAGATTACCGAAAGGTGTTGACCCACGTACCGGCACTGATCACCAAGGATGGTCGCCCCCTGATGGGTTCGGAAGTGAAGCAGTGGGTTCTTTCAATGATGCCATCAGAAATTGAGTCCTTCGATCATTCGGCATTTGCTTCCTTTGATGGAAACGTCAATAGCGCACCTGGTCTCTTTGAACTTGAATCCTACGGCGCCCCACTGGCACCTCCAATGACCCCAGAGTTGGAAGCCAAGATAAACAAGAAAACCACCAGTAACTAAATGATTACTAAACCAGATGAAGTTCCCAGGTCTCTCGGAAATGTCTATTCCTACAAACAAGGTTACAGTTCATGGAAAGAATTTGTGTCAGCCCGTGGAGAGACAGGGTTCAAACAATTCCTTAATGATCTTTATGCGCGCGACTTAAAGATTTCACGCACTCAATCTAGTAAATGTTCTTGAAAACGATTCAAGCATCTGCATTTAAAAACATCTTTGAGGTTCTCAAGGACATCCTCAATGATGTTAATGTATCTTTTAGTAAAATGGGCATACACATGTTGACCCTGGATAATGCCCGCACGGCCATGGTGGAACTATTTCTGGACGCCAGTCAGTTTGAGGAATATTCATGTGAGAACGAGATCATCGTTGGGATCAATACCACCAATGTTTTTAGAGTTCTCAAGTCGGTCACGACAAATGATGTCTTAATTATGAAGATAGAGGAAGACCACGTTCTCAATATTTCCATCGAAAACAGTGGAAAGAAAAGTCGAAGTCATTTCAATCTTAGACTATTGGACATAAATGACGAAATGTTCGATGCACCCAATCTACCCGTGATAAGCATCACAACATTTCAGACCGTAGACTTTCAACGACTTTGTAGAGATATTTCACACATTGGTTCTGAACTTTCCATCGAGCGTTCCTACAAGAAGGTCGGCTTCAGGTGCGTTGGAGATTTTGCCGAACAGTACACAGAATATGATATTGATTCGGATACCACCGAGTTTGAGGCCATGAAAGATACTTTTTCTTTAAAGTATTTGAACTTGTTCACTAAGGCCACTTCGATGTGTTCAAATATGAAACTTCTCCACCACGGAGAGGAAATGCCTCTCGTCCTGGAGTACAAGGTTACTTCTCTCGGTGAACTCAGATTCTATCTGGCACCAAAGTCTGAGGAGTAAGAAGGTCGTCCTTCTTGATAATGATCGTATTACCAAACATATAGACACGCCATTCATCCGGCACCTCTTCGTTAGCATCAAATAGATCCATCATACGGATGTCTTTGACGTTGTGAAAGTCCGATCGCGGTCCGGCGTAACGAAGGAAGCGAGCCGTATCCCACATGATCACTTCTCTGTTTTCCATGACGGCCTCGACCTTCTGGATCATGGTGGGACCCTTCATCCTTGGTTCTTCCTCTTCTTCTATATAATCGACCTTGCGCCAAGGGTCCCTTGACACCAACGAGTAAGGAGAACCGCGGTAGGTATATTCCTGTTCATAACGAATGTTCTCGACACATTCGGGCTTCCTCCTCCTAAGAACATACATAGCATCCCTGAAGTCGGGGTAGTAACACATGCTATAAACTTCCCCAGATTTCATCAAGGGCCAACTCTCCATGATCCTCTTCCATTCAGACGTAGGAAACAGACAATCTTTTTTAGTATTAATATCATAAATCATCTTCAAGGGCATAGTGACTCTGTAAGGATTCTCGTTATACCACCATCCAATCAACTTGACCATAAAATTATACATTTAAAGTTATAGTGATATTTTTCTTTAAATGAGTTTACTTGAAAGATATAATATGAAGATCAAGGAATATGAAAATGATCAAGTGTCTTTGCACAACTACATAACAATGTCAGCACCATTCATAAAAAGATACCAAGAAGAAAATTGTCGGCGTGATATTTTTCTGGAATACATGCGCGTAGTGGAAAACGATGTAACGACCGCCAATGACACGGACTTTATCGATACCAATATCGTATCTGTAGATAGATGTAATGAATGCAATTCTACAAATGTTTATGAAAATGATAATGAAGGGGAAATTGTATGTCTGGATTGTGGCGCATGTGAAAAATACATATCCACCAGATTGTCCTATCAAGACGAACAGGACATTTCAAAAAATACACAATACTCGTATAAACGACAGAATCACTTCAATGAATGGGTTCAACAATTTCAAGGCAAGGAGACCGCCAACATCCCAGACGACCTAATCGAACAACTGAGATACGAACTCAAGAAACAACGCATAGAACAAGTTTCAAAGATCACCCACGCCAAAGTCAGAGGGCTCTTGAAAAAATTGCGTCAAAATAAATACTATGAACACATTCCTTATATTGCGAATATTCTCACTGGCGTCAGACCGCCGGAAATGCCACCTGCACTTGAAGAGCGTCTTAGACTAATGTTTAATGAAATTCAGGAACCGTTTGATCATGTGTGCCCCAAGAACCGCAAGAACTTCCTATCATATCCTTACGTACTCTACAAGTTTTGCGAACTTCTAGGAGAGGATCAATACTTGCCTTATTTTCCGCTACTGAAGTCCAAGGAAAAACTCACACAACAGGATATAATATGGAGAGCCATGTGCAAGATACTTCGGTATGAATTTATTCCTACTCTATAACAAGTAAGGATATGTCGTCCTATATGAGACTTAATGATGGAATCTCACTCAACAAAATTAATCCGTTCGCGGATCCAATGGAATTCACCCCCGGCGTTCCCTTGGGCGGTGCCTACAAGACGGTCTACGCACAGTCCAAGCAGCCGCAGATGGCACTCGCGAATGAGGTTCGCCCGGTAGGCGATGCACTCGGGGGAATCATTGCGCCTCAGGACCTCGAGCCTAGCCAAGGATGCGAGAAGACGATCGCAGCAGGGTGGAGAACCCCCTACTACTGCACACCAGGTTCCCAGGATTACCCACTCAACCGCAAAGCCTATCCAGAAAGAAATTACTCACTACCCCCTTGGCTAAACGTCGTCGCACCCATGAAGGATAATATTATCACCGGAACCGAAGGGATGATCGGGAGCATGGATGTCGCCAACGCTGCGGGAAACACCGCAACTTGTATCCTCATAGCCCTCAGTATATTGACGCTGGTTAAATTTTTGTAATTTTCTCACTTTCAATTTTAGGGTTTAGTTGTTTTAGTGTTTCTTTTGTACACTGAATTTTATTCAGGATACCCAGACACTCATGATTCTCTAACTGAATACAACTGGTGCATAGTGTCTTGAGATCACACCAAGAACAGGTGATGTACACGAGACCCTTCTTCTTACAGTGAACACATCTCATATTAAAGAAGAGTTGCGTTTTCTTTTTAAATATGGAGACCAAAAACTTTCGAACGTTCCTTGGGAACATCATCAAAGCGCGCGATGAGATCAAAGGAAACAAACCAACATTACCCAGAGTGTCCACGATGACCGTCATGGGTGGCAGGGATGGTGCCACGACGTCCCTCGCGACCTTCCAGGAAAAGTTCGTCAACGGAAATCATGGATGGAATATGGGAACCACTCACTTTAACAACTCACTGACACTATCAAAGGACGTCGGAGAAACAAAAAAACGATCTGTCAAACTGTTTCCTAACGGCAAGATTCATGTAACGGGTTCATCTACGCCAATGGAAGGACTTGAAATCATTCAAGAAATTCAAACAATAGTAGATGAGGTCTTTCCCGAGACCAAGAACCTTCCCATGTCGCCCATGGAAACACAGATGATCAATGCAACCTTCCGTTTGCCTCACGGCATCGATCAACTGGCCCTATTGGAACTTTACAAGAAACATCGCAAGCACGTAAAGAAGGTATCTCTTAACCCCGAGACCTACTCAGCCGTGAAAGCCAAGATGTTCGATATGACCGTAAGCATCTTCAAGACCGGTAGCATCGTGATGTCGGGAGCCAAAAACTTCAAAGACCTGACCATGGCATACAAATTCTTGATCAAGAACCTTTATGACCCCAGAGTCAAGGGAAATGACATAGAGATCAAAGTCAAAAACGATCTCCTAGTTCATCAGCGCGAACAATTTCACCAGAGGATCAGGGATTTTTATCTACTGAATAAGTAAAAGATGTCTCAGCGTCTTGGTATGGCCGATGGTCGCGCTTTCACGATTCACACTTCCAACAGTCTCTTGAACGATCGGATCATGTCCGATAACGGTATTGCGTATCCTCTCAATTACCAGTACCGCCAGCTGATCGCCAAGATGGGTCCGGCTCTTCTTAACCCCGTCACCAATCTGCAGCGAGTGGGACCCGTACCCACCAACAGCATCACCCGGTGCTTCTCGGCGGATGTTCCGCTGCTCAAGGTTCCCAAGACCAATTAAAGAAGTAACACCTTGAAATTCCATTAT